TTCTGTATCTATTTGTCCAGCAAGATATTCCCCATGACTTATTGATTTTTCATCTTTAATTATATCGTTAGAAATTTTTGTCATTATTTCTAGTACTTCTGGTGGTAATTTTGATTGCATCACAGGAACAGACCAAGGTTGCAATAATGTCATTTGCATTTCATAAGATTTTCTTTTATTTGACTTTTTAGCATTTCTTTCTGCTTGTCTTCTTTCTCTTCTAGTGTTCATGTTTTCCCTCTAAATACTCTTTCTTTTGTTGTTCAAAAAGTGTTTTAGATTTAAATATAGCATTAAAAGAAACACTTCTTCTTTCTGGATCTCCTTCTTCACATTGATATGGATTAACTGAATGTAATTGATTAGCACCAAAAACAAAAAAATCACCAACAGAGGGTTGTACCGAAAGTACTGGTTGAGAAAATTCTGTATCTGGGCCGACATTAGAAGCAAAAATAATACTACCATCATCATCAACTCTGTGAGTTTTTAAAGATGGTTTAAACTTTGGAACTTTTAAATACATGACAGCAGAAATTAAACAGTTAGCATGCATGTGTAACGGATTATATTCGCCTGGTTGTTGTGAAACTACCCAAGTTTCTAGCACTTGTGCTAACCAAGTTTCTTTTCTGATAGCTTCAGCATTTCGTGGATATTTTTGACATTGACAGATAACCGCAAATTGTTTAGATACTTCCTCAAAAAATTCAGACACCTCAATTTTTTCTAAATCTTCTTGGTTTATAGTTAATTCTTTTTCTATTTGACCAACAAGTTTTTTTCCATGATTTGGAGTTTCACTATCAGCAACTAACTTATCTGTTAGTTTAATCATTGGGTTTAAAATATTTGGTGGTAATACCATATGCATCACAGGAACAGACCAAGGTTGTAACAAATTTATATTTAATTCCTGCATCATTGGTACAGTATCTTTTTTAACTTCTGGTGGAGCTCCACCTTTTTTTTCTAATCTTTTTGCTTTTCTTCTTGCTTGTCTAGTCGAAATCATATTATACTACCTCCATTGTCAATGCCTCTCCATAAAGGTCTTGCATCAATTTATTCAAATCATTTTTATTTTTTATTTGTAATCCATCTACACAATTTTTGATTACACTCATAGTATCCTCAACATCTTCGATTCCATCTATATCATCTCCTAAATCTTCCATATCAAAAAGGTTGTCCACTACTGAAATATTACTTGTACCAGCATCAATCAACTTATCCATTAAAGTTTCAAACATATAATTATTGTTTTTATTTTCAATAATTATTTTAACATAAGTATCTTCGTATCTGGAAAAATCACCATAATCATTCTTTTCATCATTGTAATATATTTTGTGAAACATTGAGTATGGATTTTCTATAAACTCAACTTCCATTGTTTCAGTATCATAGATGTGAAACCCTCTCTTATCATTATAATCGCTCCATGTAATTTCGTAAGGGTTACCAAGATATGTAACATTTCCAGTAGTAGAACGATGGTGGAAGTGTCCAGAAAAAACTCTTTGAAAGGCTTTAAACATTGACATTGAGTGCCCTTCAATTGCAAAAGAACCTTTATGTTGTTCTATTCCCTCTATCTGTAGATGACCAAATGCTACTTTAGTTCGTGTCTTCTCAATAAGTTCTCTTGTTTCATCTTCATTGTCAGCACATATCCAAGGTACGAATAATACTTTATGGTCTTTTGTTAAAGGTACTTCGCAAGGGTCAGAATATACTGTAACGTGATCCATCCCCTTTGTCAACTCTTCCATTGAGTTTACTTTAAGAGTATTCTTATAATAGATATCGTGATTACCAACAATAACTTTAATATTAACATTCATTTCTTTGAGGGGATAAAATAATATATCTTTCATTGAATTGAGAGTTTTGTAATTGATAAACTTCCTTCTATCAACCACATCGCCTAAATGAATAATTTCTGTTATTCCTCTTTCTTTCAAAGTGGGAAAAAATATATTTTCATAGAACTTGCGAAAAAAATCTAAAAACAAAAGACTGTCATTTCTAGCACCAAAATGCGTATCTGTTATCAAAGCTATCTTCATACACTAACTCTCATAAAAGAAGTAAGGGGGGATAGTTCTAAAATAGCATCATCTTTTTTCTTAGAAACCACTTTAGGTTTTTTCTTTTCTCGTTTTTTTTCTTCAAACTGATTAATAAATTCATATATGTTAGCACGTTTGTCAGCTGTCATTAGTGTTGCTCCAGATGCTATTCCAGTTTGTTCATTAGTAGACATCGACTCCATATCTGAATTTTCTTCGATGGAATTATATTCATCCATCTGTTTGTATTTTATGTAAAGTTGTTTCTTTTCCTTTTCAATTCTTCTTAAAAAAGCATAGTATATAATTTGAGTAAAATAAGCAAAGGGATTTTTGGATTTTTCTGGATTAAAATTACTAGCATACATAACACAATTTTCTATACCATCACTCACCATTTCTTCACGAAAAGCATAATTTATAAAATTAGGTCTATGAGATAATCTTTCTGCTATCTTGAGAAAACATTCGCCCGCATAATCTGGTAATCGTGGTTTTATTTCTTCTCCAGCATCAATATTTTTAAGACATTCTTCTCTATATTCTCCCATGACTACTAGAAACTTTTCATTGTCTACATAATGTTGTTTTGTTCGTGGTCTAGCCATCCGAATCCTTTAGTATTTGTGATTGTTAATAATATATTATTATAACAAATTGCCTCAATAAAGTCAAGTGTTATTTTTTTATAAAAAGACTTGACAAATGCTTAGCTTTCTGGTATAATTACTCTGTAGGGTTTCAAGTAAAAGTAGTACTACTAGTTAACTAAGCTACTTGGTACTTCTAATGATTCAAAATCTAATTCACAATCTTGCTCACTTAGTATATCTTCATATAGTTTTGTCATTTTCTTAGATAGGCTTGTCATTGTTACCACATACTTAGCGGAAACAGGAATAATTTTATCGTCTGTATAAGGTATCCATTTTGTAAAACGAACTCCTTCTTCATTTTTTTCAATCACATGAGATATTTGTATTGGATTTTTAAGGTGAAAAAACCCATCAGATGGTTTCATGTATACAGCCAAAATCTCTTCTCCTGTTGAAAGTTTTATATATTTTTTTGATGACATATTACCCTTTGAGCGATACTACATAGATTTTATAAGGAAATTGTTCTGAACTATAAATTTTTATTCTTTCAGAAAAATGACTTAGTGTGTAATTTTTTCTATCATTATGTGTTAGATCATCTGAAATATCGTAAAGACTTGCTGATTCTTTAGTATCAGATTTTCTCAATCCTCTACCTATAGATTGCAAGTTTCTAATACGAGATTTAGAAGGAGAAGCGAAAACAATGTTATGAATGTTCCTAATGTTGATGCCGGTACTGTATACGCCATAACTTGCACATATAATAGCATCTTTTTCTTTTTCGACAAGTTCTCGTACTCGTTCTCTTGAATCTGCATCTGTTCCTCCATAAACAAAAAAGATTTTTCTAGAAGAATCAATCATCTCTTCTAGTATTGAATGTAGAATGTTGCCGTGTTTTTCTATCAATTGAAATAAAACTAATGTATTTCCAGTTAAACCATTTACAAGATTACAAATATATTTGTTACGTTCTGGATGACCTACGATAAAATCTATTTCTTCTTGATAGTTCATTTTTGATACAGCAGCACATTCTTGTTTAGAATATTTAAGAACAATACATTTTATAGCAATTGATGATATTGTTTTATTCTTAATTAATTCTTTTGTACTGGTTACTTTTTTTGTTGAACCAAATAACCCTTCTAATATTAATTTATGTACTTCTATTCCATCTAATGTTCCTGTTGTTCCTATTCGATATGAAGCATTTTCTAAATTTTTCATAATCTTAGTAAGAGAACGAGCTTTGTAAAGGTGTGCTTCATCTCCTATTACTAAACCAAAGTCTTTAAAAAAATTCTTTTTCAACTCATACAAAGATTGCCACGTTGAAATTATAATTGGTTTATCCGTTTCTTTTTCTTGTCCACCAAAAATTTTATGAACTAATTGTTCTACATCGAATGAATCGTCTTTTTTTGCATATGCTTCAAAATCTGAATACATCTGACTTACCAGAGAAAGTGTCGGCACTATAATCAACGATTTCTGAGGAAAGTAATAACGAATCAGATAGTAAATGATGAGAGATTTTCCAGAAGCAGTAGGAGACAACAATAAACATCTTTTTTTATCTATAGAATGTCTTACTGCAAGACTTTGATAATCTCTTAGTTGATAATCACAAGGAAATGATGTAAGAAATTTAAAATAATCTTCATTAGAGATTGATTCTATTATTTCTTCTGTATTGTCTATAAGCTCATATTCTCTATCAACAGCAAATCTACTTATCTCTGGTTTTAATCCAGCATAGATTTTATTACTATCCATATTGAAAAGGTAAACGTATCCATCCCATTTTTTCCTTCGATACATGGGCATAAACTGATAACCATTTGGTCTAAATCGAAAATAATGATTTAGTTCCATTTTTACATGAGGTTCACATATCAGTCTAACGAATACTTCCGTATCCTTTTCCATTAATATTTGAGTGGTCATCCAAGACCCGCTACAAATTTCCTCCAATTGATTGCGTTGTTTATGTGAAAACTTCTATTTTCAATCATCGAAAGTACAGATTTTAAATATTCAACTTTACTTTTCTGTTCGTTCATAATTTTTTCTGCCTTTTGAAGAACATCATCTGCTGCAACATAGTGTCGTTCTAACTCTGTTTTTGACACCCGAATATTGTGTTCTGGTGCTTTTCCATTTTTGGAAATTACAGCTTCCCATCTTTGCTGAAAAAGAACTTTCCAATGAGTTTCAAGATCACTCAATTTCCGTTTCTCTTTAGAATAGATGTCTAGATATTTTTGGTGTACATTGGGTATGTTTAGAGACTCATTATCCAAGTCTTTGTCATCAATGTGAGCATCTTCTTCCCACATCGACATAATTTTTTCAAGTTCCATAATTTTAGTTATTTAATAAATTCTTTATCTCATAATTTGTGTAACGAAATGTTGCTGTAGCAGTAAAATATTCAACATCAGTAGCAGAACTATTAAATTCCAAAGATGATATTGAAATGGGAAATGCTTCGCTAAAGTGAAATTCCATTTGTGGATTCATTCCAC